TGGTCAGCGCACGCATGGCTTTCTCGTCCACCTCATGCCCGACCCACTCCTCCCAGACGCGCTTGGTCACGCCAAGGTTGGTCATGCCGCCAGGGTCTTTCGGATGGTTTACAAAGCCGCCTTCATGGTGCAGCACTGCGGCCAAGCACTGGTCAAAGTTTTCTTTCATTTTTTGTTCATTTTCATATCGGCCAATTTCTCAACAGTGCGGCCCCCGAAATAGGCGAGGAAAATAATTTGGCCCCACTGGCCCAGGAGATTTACATAGCTCTCTTGTGCGTTGTATCCAAAGGCCGACATCATCGTAAACAGAAAGAAGGCAATGAAAATGGCAATCAGCGCCATCGGCCTGATGTTCTTGGATAGCCATGAATCTGAGGCCATGTCAGCAGTCCAGCGATCAGTGGTGTTCTGCTGTTCAACTTCAAACATCTTGGTGTCGTTGGCCATCTTGGCAAGCTCACCGTCTTGCGCCATCTTGGCCAGATCAAGCTGGGCCTTGGCTTTGGCCTCTGGGTCTGGAATAAGTTTGTCAATCAGCTTGCCGCCGACTTCAAGTAACGCTGTAAGGGGAAACATATTTAATCTTTCAAAAGCTGCACTTGCCAGCACACTGGTCAATTATCTCAAACGAAAAATAGGCGATAACACCGATCAATGCAAAAAACACCGTGCCTAAAAGAACGATCTCAATAAAATCGTCCATTTCTTTTTTGCGCCTTGCCGCAGCCTCGCGCTCCCGCCGTGCATCATGCGCCGCCTCTTTGTCCATGCTGGCCGCACGGGCCACGATCTTGGCCCAGACATCCATCTTGTTTGATTGGAAAAAGAGCATTTTTATGGATTCTTCAAAAACCCTGGCCTGCTCAATCGCAAGCTCAAGCTCAATGGCCTTGCCCATCGCAGAGCCTTTAAAGCCCTTGGTCTTGGATTCAGCAACAACTTTGACAGCGTCTGCCTTGGCTGAGAAGAATTGGCCAAGTACAGGGCCAAGGGATTCGACATCCTGCACGGTCTTTGCAGCAGTCTTGACCAGCTTGACGGCAGTGCTGATCGCCGCTAGGGCTGTGAACGGATCGATCATTTCTTCTCCCGCCACTTCAAACACCAGACCAGCAGCCGGTCAGGTGTCCATGTCCATTTGATGCACTCAAAGACAGGCGATTGCGCTGCCGGTGGTGGTGGCGGCAGCGCTTCCATCTCAGCGCCCCTTAAAGTGATCCCAGAAGGCCGCAGTGGCCGCAAACAGGCCACCGAGCCACAGCAGGGGCTTGGCCAGCTTGCTGAGTGTCTCTAGGACTCGGAAAGCCCCTTGAGCCGCCGTGAAAGCCGCCGTCACATCCTTGGTGTTTTCGGTCAGGGCATCCACCTTCACCTCGACAGCCACCAGCCTGTCGTAGATTTCTCGGTGGGTGATGTCTTCGGTCATGGCGCATCAGCCGGTAATGGCGTGTTGCCCTCTGCCAGCCACTTCAAGTACTCTTGGTAGTCGGTGTTCCCCTCAACAAAAGGAATGACAGCATTATCTAGAAGACGAACAATTTGTTCGTTGCTTATTTCGCCATTTCGTGTTTTTATTTGTTTATACATTTATAACTCCGATGATGCTGTAAATTGACATCTTAAAGATTCACCAGCGCCAGATGACACATTGTTTGTGGATACAAAACAAGCCGTACTTGAACCTCCTCCCGTAACGGAAGAAGTTTTATTTCCACTATCCCCAGATACTTGTCCACTAGTTGCTCCAGAAAGAACGCCATACGAAACAATTGTTGGTGCTACTCTCATCCGAACTGGATAAAAAATTTGAATGGAACAATAATTTCCAGCGGCATCTGTGTATCTACCAATTTGACCAGTTGTGGTTACTGTTCCAATAGCAGTTCCAGGCTCATAACTTGTTGTGAAATACCGCTGACAAAGCGCCAACTCCGTCCCATAAGGCCGGTAGTCAAACGATGTGGCTGTGCTGCCTTTTTCAAGCTGTACGCCTGTGATGTAGAAGGTGGCTCCGCTTGTGCCGACTACGCTGGTTGCGCCTGTGGCTGAGACATAAAATCCAGATTGCCAAGAGCCGGCAGTAGTGCTGACAGATGAGCCAGCACCAATGCTCAAATACAGAAAAATGCCACCGTTGTTATCTTTAGCCCAAGAGCCTGTAGTATCGCCAGCAATAGTTATGGTTTTATATTCCCAAGTGTTTGCAGAAGATATTGTGTAGGTGAATGCGTAACTTCTATCCCCAGCGTTATTTCCTACCGCACCACCAAATGTTCCGGTTAGGCTAGAACGAACCCAAAAAGATATGGTAACGGTTGAAGCACCAGCCGCCCCCCATCCCAAGTCAGCAACATTCAAACCTTCAATGGGAAATCCGACCATAAAGCGGTCAGTAGAACCTGCCGTGTAAGCAGAAGAAGATGTCGCGCCGACATAGTTAATAAATCCGCTTGGAGGTGTTACTGAACCAGCATTTTGTTGGACTGTAAATTTAGAAGTTTGCGTGTAGTAAATTTTGCATCTATCTACTGCATAAATAGAAGTCCCGCTTGAAGTGCTAACACTCGCCCCAGCGTTCCTCTGGTCAATCACCATCGCGCCGTTGATGATGCGGTTCTTGAAGCCGAAGCCCGTGGCAATTGCGGCAGCGGCACTTGTCCAAGTTGTCCCGTTGGATGTAAGTACATTTCCTGTAGTGCTTGGCGCAACCAATTGCACAGCGGAAGTTCCATTTCCAAGAACCACATTGTTGGCTGTTAATGTTGCTGCGCCAGTGCCGCCTTTTGAAACCTTTAAAACTGGCCCTGTATCAAACAGCGCATCAATGGTGTCCAAGTCAGCATTGACCTTTGTCCCCCAGGTGTCTGTCGATGCGCCTACCTCTGGCTTCGTCAGCAGTAGGTTGGTGGTGGTGGTATCTGCCATGCGTTACTCCTAAATGGATGTCCAAGTCTCTGAATTATCAACGATTGAGACCCAAGTTTCTGCACTGTCGCTGATCGGTGTGTAAGTTTCTGCGCTGTCGGGTATCGCACCCCAGCCAAAGCCAAACATAGTGCCGACAGCGCCAGCAGCCACATTGCCGCTGATCTCAATTGAAATGACGCCAACAGCACTGCCGACTGCACCCGTACCTTCAACACCAGTGATGTCTTGGAACGATATGACCTCGGCCAGCACTGTGCCGACACCGCCAGTGGCGCTGTTGCCCGTAATGATTGGCGAAACAAAGACGGATTGAACAGCACCTGTGGCGCTGTTTCCCGTGACTGCAACAGATACAGTCAGCCCGACTGTGCCGACATTGCCGGTGGCAATTGTCCCGTCCTCTTGGATCGACCTGTCGGCCAGCAGATTGCCAACAGCACCAGCGGCCTGGTTGCCGCTGATGACTACATTGCCTATCCCGTAGACGCCCCTGCCGTAATAGCCAGTTCCATAAGCAGCCATGCCGCTGCCCCTTGGTTAAGCCAGCCGGATCAGGCCGGTACTGGCATCGTTGACGGGCATGGTCAGCGTGAATGTGCCAGCGGTCACTGTCTGTGAGCCAAAGGTGTGGACGCTGACCGCCTTGTTCGACTGAGTGCTGTTGTAAATCAAGACAGCATCAAACGCTGTGGCCAGAGTGACGGAAGAGTAAGTGATGCTGGCGCTGGGGGTCACAAAGGCTGTCGTGCCGCTGGTGCTTGGCGCAGTGCCAAAGGTCACTGTGACGCCGCCGGCAGTGTATCCACTGCCAGAGACTTCATCGGACGCAGAGTAGGCCGTGGTGGCCGCATTGACAGTGGCGCTGGCCAAGTACAGCGCAGCCTTGAAGGTGTCGGCAGTCGTTGCTGCACGGATGACGCCAGTGCCAAAGTTGTGATGACCGACCAGCAGTTCACCTTTGAAACTTGTACACATTGCCTGGGTGTTACTCATATCAATCCTTAAATTTGTTCAGTAATGCCATCAGCAAAAACACTGCGCTTGAGCGCCATGTGGACAGATCGATGCACCAACTCTTCGCCCAGCCAGTACTCAACCCAAGTCGTTGTCTCGGTGTCGTTCTCCACAGACCCCTCACGCTTTTCAAGCAGTGACTCGTCCATCTCGCCTTTTGTGGTGGTGATCATATTTATCCAAAAGTCTTTGCACGGGTAAGCAATGCACCGCCTGATGTCGCACCTCGGTCATCAGCGACTTGCAGGTCATTTAAGGCACGCTCGTACAGCGTTGCCCACACCTGAATTCTATTGTCATCTTGAAGGTATGGCGCAGCTTGCAGCAGACTTCCGTACAAATAGGCGTCTGGGCTGGACTCCAAAATAAAGTTGGTGGCCACCGATGTTGACAACTTTGACAACTTTGCGTAGTAAGTCAACTCAGTCGCATAGTTAGAGTCTGGTGTTGGCACAAGTCTGAATTGTTGGCCGACCACGCCAAAGAACTTGGGCCTGCCGCTGGCTGTGAATTTTGTTGCCTCTGCATCCAGCGCATCTATAGTCATAAAGGACAGCGGGGTAACTGGGTTTGTGCCACTGAGCTTGAAGGACTTGACCTCCAAAAAGTCATTGGGCGTTGCGCCGTACTCGGCATTGAATGACGCATTGGCCCGAACAATCATCTGCCTAGTGCGCAGCGTGCGTTCCATCTGCGCCTCGGCCAGAGAGATGAAGTCAGGGATGGCCGCCGTCAGGTCTGACCGATTGAGCCAGTCTGCAATTGATGCCTTTAGCTCGGTGTAGGTAGTCAGTGCCATTGTTGAGCCTCTTTTTCCATTTCCTCTTTGACGATCCAGGTGTGCTCATGGCGAAATTCAAATGTGCCAATGTGGCCAATTTCCTTTGAGACATCATGGTCGATGTACACCTTGTAACCAAGCTCTTGA